AACAAAATTTTCAATTATTTTTAAGTCTTGAATACCAGAGTTGTATAATTTATCTATAAATTTTTCAAATTGCTTTTGGTCGGTTTTCTTCTTTACGATTACTTTAATAATTTTATCTTTAAATTCTCTAGTGTCAAATAGTTTATAGTTAGTATCTTCATAATAGATGTTATAAAATAATCTGTAAGGATTATCTACAGGTTTGTGTTCAATCGTTTTAGTATCAAAGATATGAAATCCTCTTGGGTCCATTACATCATTCCAAAACATTTCATATGGATTTCCAAGATAATATATCTTTCCATTATTTGATCTTGTATGATAATGACCTGAGTAAACACGATAAAATTTATCAAATGCCTTAGTATCCATTCCATGTTCCATTGTATGACCACGAGTTGCCATAAAACCATTTAACTCAAGATGTCCCATAACTACACTTGCTTTTGTAGTGTTCATCATCTCTATAGTTTTTATTTTATTTTCTTCGTTAATCCAAGGAAGTAATAAAATATCCAATCCACCAAAATTAATCTCAGTTGGTTCTGAATAAACTTTTACATTCTCATATTCCTTCAATAAAAGTTCGACTGTATTAATTTCATTAGTATCTTTATAGTATGCAGTATGATTACCAACGATTGTATGGACTGTTATACCCATTGATTGCAATCGGTCATAATAGTTTTTCTTCGACCACTCAAGAGTTGCCAGGTCAATATTACGTCGATTATCAAAAGTATCACCCATATCTACAATCGTATCAATCTTATTTTTCTCTAAGTATGGAAAAAAGATATTATCGTAAAACTTTTTGAAATAACTATGGATATAGTCAGCACCTTTTCTTGCACCAAAGTGCTGATCTGTAATGATTGCCAGCTTCATCTATTTGAGGACTTATATTGAATATTATCTTTAATTGTATTATAATCAGAACTTGCACCAGCGAGTGCACCATCATCAACGGTCATTACTTCATCAAATCCACTCTTCTCAATTATCTTTGTTTTAATTTCTAATTGTTTCTTTTCCTTCTGTATTCTTCTTAAAAATGCGTAATGTATTATCTGAGTAAAGTAAGCGAATGGATTTCTTGACTTTTCTGGATCAAAGTTATGGATGTACTGAACACAGTTCTCAATCCCATCAGATATCATATCATCACGAAACATATAATTAACAAAGTTTGGTTTATATGATAAGTGTGTAGCAATCTTCAAAAAACATTCACCAAGATAATTTGTAATGCGTGGTTTGGGTAAATCACTCTCTGCTGCTTCCTTTACCTTTGCACGATAGACAATCAATGCCTCTAGTAACTGTTTATTATTTACATAATGCTCAGATTTTTTCTTTGCCATATACCTGACTTAATATATTGATAGTATAACATATTTTATAAGACTTGACAAGTTACCTTAATTCTTGTACAATACCCTTTGTAAGGGGTCAAGGGTTATTAGGCTTATCTGTATTATACTTAAAGATATTCTCAAGGCTCTGGCGAGCATCTTCAACAGTTGATAATAATCCCATTTTAGTATTTAAGGTTACTTGTCCATCTAATTCGATATCAATATCATCGTCATTTAAATATTTGTTATAGAATGTAATCATTTGTTTGTCTGTTATTTCTGACATTGTAATAATTTTATCATATTTTAATAAGAAAAGATCTTCAGTAGGAAGTTCTAACCAAGGTCTAACCTTAACATATTGTCCTCCAGGTGAATATAACATCTTCATCACCACTGGATTTGAGAGCATAATGATAGGATCTCCATCATTTTCATCCACTGAAACAAGTGCGAAGATTTCTTCACCTGTAACTAATTTTAATACTGCGTGAAATTCGTCTCCCATTATTTTTTCAGTGGTATGTTAACTATATCATAATTAAATTTTTCTTCATTATAAACTTTGATTCTTTCGATCAAATGATTCAATGTGTAATTTCTCCTAGATTTATAACTGATATCATCAGCAATATCATAGAGAGTTGCTTTTGTTTTGTTGTTTCCTTTACGAAGAACTCTTCCAATTGATTGGAGATTTCTTATCCTTGACTTTGAGGGTGACGCAAAAATTATATTGTGAAGGTTTTTAATATTAATCCCCGTGGAAAAAGTCCCGTAAGAGGCAACGATAATAGCATTGTTTTCACTTTCAGTGATTTCTCTAACTTTTTCTCTGTCTTCGGTGGCAATACCACCATGAACAAAAAAGACATGACGATCAATAATACTATTATTATTTATCATATTATATAGAGGTTCTCCGTGACCTTCAACTCTTGCAAACAATATCAAAGTATTACCTTTTAAATCAAGTGCAAGATTACGAATAAAATTATTTCTACGACTGTGAGTAATAATATATTGTATCTCATCCTCAAATGTTTCAAATTTATTCGGTGGGTGTTTCAATAGAAGCACGTTAATGTCCAACGTTGCAACATGACCTTTCTTCATTAATTCGTCAGTCTTAATAATTTTATAAGAAGGACCGAATAAACCTTCTAATACCCACTTATGTGTCTGAGTTCCATCAAGTGTTCCTGTAAATCCATATCGATACTTGGCATTTCCAAGTTTTGTCATTATAGATATAAGAGATTTTGATTTGAATTGATGTGCCTCATCACCTACAACCACAGAGAATCTTTCAAAATACTTTCGAGGAAGTTTATAAATTGATTGCCAAGTAGTAATTATAACTTGTGCATCTGTATCTCTTTCTTTTCCAGCATATATTTTATGACAATATGATCCGACATCCCATCCATACTCCGCAAAGTCTTTATACATTTGTTCTACAAGGGAAGTCGTTGGAACAACAATTAGAGTATTTTGATTTCTTTCAACGAAATATCTCACAATACCATATATCATCAGGGACTTTCCTGAAGCAGTTGGAGATATCAATAGTTTACGATTATATTTTAAGGCATCATATATTCCTTCAATCTGATAATCTCTCGGTTTAAATTTTGATATTGAAGTAATATAATCCTTTACACCTTCTCTTGATATTGTTGGATTTTCCTCAAAAGGTAAACCATAAAACTTACTTGGTTGAAAACTATATGTATATTCGTGATCTTTACAAAATTGTACGATCTTATCTAAGAGTCCAACATATATTTGATTGTTCTGAATATTAAATAACCTTATCTTTCCGTCCCAATACTTATTCTTATAAGTTGGCATAAACTTTGCACCAGGTACTTCAAAGGTGAAATAATCTGCCAACTCATAATAAACGTGCGTATCAGACTCAATCTGAAGATGCACTTCATTCTTTTTTGATATTATCAAATGCGACATAACATCGATCAATATCAATTATTTAGTTGAGTTTTTTAGAGGTCTTTAAGGTGTGGGAGCGAGGTAATATAAAACAACTTTACCGTTACCTCCCCCATGCAAATTACCACTATTTGCATTTGTGGTGTTATAAATCCCTCCTACAGATACCCCACTTGTTAGGTATCCACTATTAGTTGCTTGTGATGAAACATTATGTTCATTACCACCATGAGTTCCTACATTTGATGTAGTATATGATCCAGACCCTCCTGTATAACCTGATCCACCGCCACCGCATCCACTATTTCCATACGTTACAGTAGTATGACCTGCTCCAGAACCACCATAATATCCTGCACCACCGCCACCACCATTACAACCACCACCTCCAGCTGCTGCACCCCAATCTCCACCATAAATTTGTTGTGGCCATCCTTGAGTTCCATTAGAAACAGCTGGACTATTACCGCAAGATTGACCACCTCTTAGTTGATATCCTGCACATAAAGATGTTCCACCAGAGCATGCTCCTCCACCAGCTTGACCAGGATAGGCTCCTCCTGCAGATTGTGTACCACCTAATCCACTTCCACTTCTTGCTGAACCACTATATCCACCTTGTTGACCTGTACTTCCACCACCTGCTCCTCCAAAACCAGTAGCTACTTCATGATCACCTGCTCCACCGCCACCACCAGCAGCAAGAATAATTGCACCATGATCAGTAGAAACGTTTGAACCTGCCCAGTTTGGTGTTGCAACAGCACTGTATCCAGCACCAGATCCATTCAATTGTTGACCTGATCTTCCACCACCACCAACTATTATTTTAAAACTACCACCTACTACAGGATTTATCTGACCAACTGTATACCCACCTGCTCCTCCATAGGTGTTAGAGGTATCACCTGTAGCACCTCCACCAGGACCAAATACATGTGCAGTAATATTTTGTGTTCCTGCAGGAATCGTAAAAGTTTGAACTGCACCAGTATAATTAAATGTTGAAGTTTGATATGAAAATGAAATTCTTTGAGAAAATCCTGATGCAGAACCTCCACCGAGTGTTTGAAGAAAAGGCATACTACCCCACTATTGTATCAAACCAATCTTGACTCATTCCTGAAATTATTTTATCTGCAGAATCAGAATCTACTGCATAATTCTCTTCAATGAGATGATTTTTCACTTTCTCATAGTTTTCGTGAATTTTTTTTGTTTCTTTTGGAGTTGGTTTCATTTTATTAATAACTCTATTGAAGCTATTTATTAATTAAAACCTGCTTGGAATTTATTCCATTCAATTGCATTTTTAATTTGATATGTTCGATTGGATACTGCTCTTATAATTTCTTCTAAAAATTTTAACATTATATCATAATATTTAATTTTCATATCAATTTTATTCATCTTATCATCTGCTTCAAGATGTCTTTGAATCGCATCTTTTTCTCTAACTTTATATGGAAATGGTTCTTCAGCATATACTTCTGCAGTTGCTTTTCCAGTATAATAATTATATCTTTCCAGTCTAACTTTACTATATTGTGACCTTGCTTTTTCTCTCATTAAAGTAATAGTATTATAAAGTGTATAATACTTTGAATGAAGTTGTGGTATTTTTAATGATTCATCATGTAAATTATCAGGATCGATCTTGGAGTCTTTCTCCCACATCTCCTGAATTTGTTCAAGATTCATGTAACACTGCTAGATATTTTATATAAA